GTGGCGGATATGGATTTCCGCACGCCCCCGTTTGTGGTGGAAGCCTGCGGCAGCGCAACAGTGAAAGCCTACGGCAGCGCAACAGTGAAAGCCTACGAAAATTCTTATGTTGAGGATTTAACAGGTAATATTAGGCCCCAGTCTGGATATGCAGTAATCAAGGATTATTACAACCATAAGATTTACATCAAAAAAGGGAGATATCAGATTGTAGAGGTTGATTAATAGCTTGATGATAATACAATTAGAATTTAATTGCGAATAATTACCATTTACCTGACATCAGGAAAATGGCTCAAAATGGAATAAAAATGTGCATTGATTGCGTGGATTATCCGGTATGTTGTTTGTCCGGTCGTTGTGCTGATGATGAACCGTGCGAGTATTTCCAAGAAGAAACCGACCCGGAGGAACCGGGAAACAATAAAGATTAAAAATTATGAGCGAAAAAAAACAAAATGTTATGCCGATTCCTACAAAGGAAAAGTTTTCATTATCGAAAGTAAAGTTATTGAAAGATGGCGGGTTAGACGTACATTATGAAGTAACGGAAGTTGTCGGAAATGAGAGTTACACGAACAAATACCATGTATTGAGTGCAAAAGACATACACCCGGATTTGCGTCATTTGTTTAATGATTTGCGCCCGATTATGGGACGTGTATTCAACATAACGTCATTTAAAACCATGATGGCAACGCCGGAGTTTAAAGCAACAAAGAAACAAACAGATATTGCGGAAAGTTTTGCCGAGGAATGTTTGGACAATATAGAGGTTAGGGGCGTTTCTTTGTCCGGGCAAGATGATAACGTAGGCGTCGTTTTAACCGGATTGTTTACCGTATCAAACAATCAGAAAACAGCAATCAACACCCCACGAATGAAATACAACGTTGAAACGTTCGGTTTTGAGGAAGAGTTGGAAAACATTGTTTGCGATATTGAAAACGAGGTTTACGAATTTCTGTTTGAGGGCAAAAAGGCGCAAATGGATTTGTTCGGGGCTGATGGGGAACCAAACCCGTTAGTTTACGTAAATGATGCAGACAACGAAAATGAAAATGATATGTTCCCGGAAATGGCAGACCCGGCGGACGATACAGACAATATGTAATGGAGCCAATATTGTTGACCGAGCGTTGCGAATATGAATATTGTGTTGCACGTGGTTACGAGCCGTTATTGGATATTCGTAATTTTCGGTTAGATATACGGTTGCGTGTTGAGTTACAACGGGAATTGTTCGGGCATTGCGTTTTAGGACGTGGCGACATTCCCGTTGCCAACCAACGGTTTTTCCGGTGGGTTTGGGAGCATAAGCCGCACAGATGCGAGGAATGTTTAAAGCCGTTACGGAATTATTCCGCCGTTTATTCTTCGCATATATTGACCCGTGGAGCGTTTCCCGAAATGGCGCATGATGCAAGAAATATAAATATACTATGTTTTGAACATCATTCATGTTGGGAGAATGGCGACCGTGAGAAAATGCGAATATATCCGGGCAACGTCCGGATTATTGAATTGCTTAAAAACGAATACAGAAGTTTGAAAATATGAGGACGAAAAAAAGAACACCCGATTACGGGGCAATTTCCCGCCGTTCAATCCAAAATGATTTTAAAAGGGTACAAAGGTACCCGGAAAGGGAGAAACGCCCGCAAATCGAAAATCCGCCCGAAATAAATGCAGAAAGACGGGTTTTGTTTGTTAGTGAAAATTCAGCATATTACCGATACCGTTCTTTTTTCGTCGGTAAATTGGTAAGACTAATAAAACAATCAAACGTCGGCGGTTGGATAGTTGGATTTGTTTACGACGACGACCGGAAAGCGATAAATCATGCCGCCGGATGGTCGGATATGAAAAAAGAATATTTGTTGGATGGCGTAAAATTTAATTAGATGAAAATCAAAAAACAAACCGGATATAAAATTGTATTTTATACGTTCGTGGCGTTAACGGTTGCGTCATACATTTGGACGTTATGGAGTATTGGAAGTTGGATTTTTAAAGCTATATTTCTATGAGTGTAAACAAAGTTATTTTAATGGGTAACGTCAGAAAAGACCCGGAGTATAAAGATTTCGACAACGGCGGTTCGGTTGCGCAATTCACGTTGGCGACAACTGACAGAGCATTTAAAACGGCAAATGGTACAGAAGTACCGGAGCGCACCGAATGGCACAATATTGTTTTGCAAAATGGATTGGCAAAGGTTGCAAAAGAGTATGTAAAAAAGGGCGATAAACTTTATATTGAGGGGAAAATAAGAACCCGCAGTTATGAGGACAACAACGGCGTCAAAAGATACATTACAGAAGTTTACGGGTTTAATATGGAGATGTTGTCGCCAAAGAAAGACGGACAAACAACGCAGCAGGGAGGCGCACCAACACCGCCGCCGCCAATTCCCGACCAAGGCAAAGATGATTTGCCATTTTGAGAATGAGGAACGAAATTAAAATTCAAATCCCGGAGGGTTCCCGGCTGATTGGGACACGGACAAAGGGGCGAACGGTTATTGTTTCTTTTGAATACAATAAGGAGGACGCAGCCGTTCCGGAGCCGGAACCGATACGACCAATTGGTTTTGCCCATTACAAGGAACCCGCCGGGAAAGATAAAAAATAAAGTTATGCAGTTTAATAGCAAAGAATATGACCCCGAAAAACACGACCGTTGGCGTGCGTTGACCGTCAAACAGCCATACGCAAATGATTTGGTAACGGCGGCATACAAAGACGAAAACGGCGTTGTTTACGGGCGAAAATCAATTGAAGTTAGAAGCAAAAAAACGTCATACCGTGGCGACGTTCTTATTTGTTCGTCGGCAAAACCGGTTTATCCCGGAATGGAAAGCGGCGTTACTTTGGGATTGGTTGAGTTGTACGACGTGAAGCCGATAAAAGAGTTTACGCCGGAGGATTGGGAAAACACCCGGATTCCAAAGGAAAAGAGGGCAAAAATAACAAAGGGTTTCGGATGGATGATGCGCAACCCAATACGTGTTGTTGAAATGCCAATTAAGGGGCAATTGGGTATCTATAATCTCGTATATACCAAGGGCGAAATAATACAATACCCCCGGAAAATGGTAATTGACAAAAAGAGTTGGGAACAGATAAAAAAACAGATAGAGAAATGAAAACAATCGGATTCCATATTGGACGTATCGGGTTTTATTTGTATCTGCAAAGTTTGTGGAAGTATAAGCAATTTTATTTGACGCCCGGAGTTATGGTTGAGGGCGTAAAAGGACATGACGTTTATTTAGATATTGAAATTAAATTGCTTTGTTTTTCCGTTGGTTTCCGGCTGATATGGATAAAAACCAAAAGAAATTATTAACTTTGTAATGTAAAATACTAAAAACGTGAGCGATGAAAGAGATAACAAAAATATTGCCATTAAATGAGGCGGCAAAGTTTCAAAAATCCGCAGGCAAATATGATTGTACAATTACGGAATTGGCGGTAATGGGAGCAGGGAAAGCAAGAATTTCAATTTCCGGAACAGAGGAAAATTTGGATTTGTTGGTTAGTTCGATAGAAAATGAGAATAAAGAAACCACAACCGTTAGACCCCGATAGGCAATACAGCCCCGGAGAACGTGCAGTTTACCGGGGTATGGTAATAATTGCGGAAAGATGGGTTAAACCGTCTGATAAACTGATTGAAAATGTTGGCAAATATGTATGTTTGAGTAGATGCGCGTGTTGCGTTATCCATAAAGACGATTGCCCGGCGGTTGGGCTTAAATGCCACAGAACAAGCCGTAGCGATAACAAAGTAATATATTTCAGAAAATTATATAACATAACAGAAAAAAAGCGATGAAAAAGATATTTCAATTAATAGTATCAATCCCGCACGATAAATTATTGCATATTATAGCGGGAATGATTGTTGTAATGTTGGTTTTGCGTTTGGTTTCATTTATCGGGATTCCGGGAATGATTGCACGTATTATCGCATTGATAGCAGTAATTTTAACCGGGGTATTGCGTGAGGTTTACAACAAAAAACACGGAGGCGTATTTGATAAAAAAGATTTGTACGCCACAATTTCCGGAGGACTGATTGTTTTATTATTAACCGTTTATTAATTGGATATGGAAAAAAGAAGTTTTATTCCGTTTGATGCGGAAACGTTTTTGATGATTGAAGATGTAACGGGAACAGAACCGGAAGTTACAGAGAAAGAAAATTACTTTGAACTTAAAATGTACGCCCCGGACAAAGAGGAAAGAATAATTGAAGCCGCAATATATGCAGTTCAAGGCAGATACGGAAAAAGAATAAAAGACGTAAGGACGATTAAAGAACAAAACCTTTTGCGTGGTGCAATATTCTTTGTTGAATACGAAAAAGGGGCGGGAAATTTGCCAAATGAGTTGCGCACAAATTTAGGTATGCCGGACGAAACCGCCGGGGATATTTATTGCCGCCGATTGTTAGAAGTTCGTGCATTACCCGTAAAGCGTGATAATTGGGAAAAATTGCAGATTTTTACCGGAGGCGGAACAATGCAGATTCCGAGAACGCCAGGCGGTTTGGCGGTTTATTCATTCCCGACCGAAAACGGCGTAATGTTGGACGTACCGGAGGGAAATTTTATTGTATTGGCACCGGACGGAAAATTTGGCAAAATGGATATGCAAACGTTTATGGCTAATTTTGAAGAAAAAGACGCCAATACCGCCGGATTGAACTTTGACGAAAAGAGATTGTTTGAAAAGATGAATAAACTTTTCGGCAGGAACATAGAAAAGAGATTGGGAAAATTAGCCGAGGAATACAACGAATTGTTTGAAGCGTTTGAAAGATATTTAAGCAGGGAAAAAACGCAAAGAGAAATAAACGAAATTAATCCCGGAACGCATGATATTATCGACGAATTGGCGGACGTAAACGTTGTTTTATTCCATATTGCGGCATTATTAGGGTATAGCCAAAAGGAATTGCAGGAAATGGCATATACTAAAATTGCAGGACGTGAGAAAAACCCGGAATTTATGCGCAAACACCCACACAACAAACCGGAAAGCCCGGTTTGCGGTAATATGCAGCAGGAAACCGCCGAACAATACAAACATTTTGAGAACCGTTTTAACAAAAGACTATGACAAACGAAGAAAAAGAAGAATTAAGAAAAAAAGCGTTGTTCCTTACAAATACGGCGTATCTTTTGGCGGACATGGCACATACATGCGTTTTTTACGCTGATGATAAATTAAACCATTTAGGCAAATGCTTTGAAAAGGGCGAAAAAATGAGATTCAAAAAAGCCGCAAAGTTGACAAAAGAAGCATTTAAAGCCGTCAAGGAAATAACGGAACCATTGTATAATATTACCGACGTTGATAATGCGTGTATTGATAGCGATTATCTTTTGGAAGTTATTCAGTTGGTAATAAACAGAACCGACGAAACCGAGGAAAGCAAAACGGCGATGTTGGAATACATAAAGAAGTTACCACAAATTGAACATGTAGAAGTTTAAGCGTATGAAAAAAAGATTTTAAACAAGAACAACTGAAAGAGCCAACAACGGTTTAACAAGCAAAAAACGCCCCGGAATTTCAACCGGGGCTTTGCCGCATATAGCCGGAAAGCAAAACGGGCTAAAATTAGCCCCATAGAACGACGATAATTCAAAAGACAATAAAAGTATCAAGGAACAAACGGAACCCGCTTAAAACGAAAATTCCCCGAAAATAACAAGCAAAGGGAAAGCGACGTTTGAGAGGAAAGCAAAGCGAAAGACTTTGCCGTTATAAAAAGGTTGAAAAATGGAAGCAAGTAAAAGACAAAGGGGCGGACGCCCGAAAATGTGCAAAAGGACGAAAGACCAAAGGGAATTTGATTTGTCGTTTTGCTCAAATCTGTTTTTGCGTGGTTACACGTACAAAGAGATTTCCGAAAGACTGAATGAAGAAAACGCCCGGCGTGGGGTCGGTTACACAATCAGTAAACAGATGGTTTATTGGGATATGCAACAATTGCTAATTGAGTGGAAACGTGAACGTATGGAAAATATAGACGATTACGTTACGCAGGAATTGCGAAAGTTGGATAAAATGGAGGTTGAATTGTGGGAGGCGTGGGAACGTTCAAAGACCGGGAAATTGCGAGAGAAAAACAGACAGAACGCAAAGCCCCGTAAAGTTTTGGAGGATGGCGACAACCCGGAATATTACGGGTATGAGGAAACCACAACGGAAACGTCCGCCGGGAACCCCCGGTTTTTGGATTTGCTTTTGAATGTGCAGCAACGCCGGGCAAAGATGTTGGGATTTGATGCACCAATTAAAGTTGAGATTCCGGGAATAGAAAAAAGCATAAACGGCGATGCACCGCAATACGATGTATCAGCAATCCCGGAGGATTTATTGTTTGCGGTTGCTGATAAACTACAAACAGCAGAATATAAAAAACAATTAGCAGAGAAAGGAGTAATTGACGATGGCACGAACAACAAAGAATAATATCAAGAAAAAAGACGAACCGAAACCCGTACACACGTGCGGCGAATGTGGTTGGGGTAAATTCTATTATGAACATTCAAATTTGGATATGGCCGGGAACCCGATTTGTTTAAAATGCCCGTTTGTCGAAAATCACAGTATGATACGTTCGGAAAAAGCGTGCGACAAATGGAAAATGAAACAATAAATTGGTCATTTTTTAAGATTTCCGGTTTTTAAGTCAGAAAAAATACGGGGGTAAGACAAAAATATATGGTTTATTTTTAAGAATTAAACAAAATGGATAAAGAACAATTGCTTAAAATGTACGCAGCATTGAAAAACAACCCCGGCGAGATAGTAAAAGCGGCGGCACGCCATAGGCTGATAAACTTTGCCCGGTACATGCAACCGGATTTGGCTTTGGAACCGTTTCACGTCGTTTATTACACGTTATTGGATAAGTTCGCCCACGGGGAAATAAAAAAAATGATTGTGCAGATTCCGCCACAACATGGTAAAAGCGAGGGTTCAAGCCGCAAATTACCCGCTTTTATGTTAGGTTTAGACCCGGACAAAAAAATTTGTATCGGTTCGTATGCGGCAACCATTGCGAGAGATTTTAACCGGGATGTCCAAAGAATAATTGACACACCAAGATACCGGGAATTGTTTCCGGAAACATATTTGAACGGTTCCAACGTAGTAACAATGGCTAATACGTATTTACGAAATTCCGACGTAATAGAAATGGTTGGGCGTAAGGGTTCATTGCGTGTTGTCGGCCGTGGCGGTTCGTTGACTTCAAAAACGGTTGATGTTTCTATTTTGGACGACGTTTATAAAGATTATGCCGAGGGCAACAGCCCGATTGTACGTAATGCAGCATGGAAATGGTACACGACCGTAGTACGTACCCGTTTGCATAATGATTCCCAAGAATTAATTGTGTTTACCCGTTGGCATGATGATGATTTGATTGGACGTATTGAAAAAAGCGGGGAAACCGTAATTGATATTAAAAGTTGGGACGATGTAAAGAACATTCCGGCGGGCGCATGGGTACGCATTAACTTTGAGGGATTGAAAACCGGGGAGCCAACAGAGATTGACCCACGGGAACCGGGGGCGGCGTTATGGGATAGACGACACAGCCGGGCAAAATTGGAGGGACAAAGAGCGTTAGACCCCGTACAATTTCAATGTTTGTATCAAGGCAACCCCGGAAACGCAGAGGGTAAATTGTACCGGAACCCGTTCCGAACATACGTTGACAAATCCGAATGGGGGACGTATGTACGTAGTGGCAATTACACAGACGTTGCAGACGAGGGCGACGACTTTACATTTTCGGCATGTTATGACGTTTACAAATCCGGTAATGAGGCATGGAACGAACAAAAGAAACGGTTTGAACCGATTTTGTATGCGCTAATTACTGACATGGTATTTACGCAGGAAAATACAGAAGTAACATCCGTTACCGTCCCGGAAATGATAAACCGTTGTGGAACGCAAAAAGCATGGATTGAAAGTAACAACGGCGGTGCCGGGTTTGAAAAGTTGATACGTAAAAAGATAAAAGCGATTTCCGAACCATTTTACCAAGGTGCCAACAAGGAAAGCCGCATTATAACAAATTCGGCAAGCGTCAACGCCCAAATCATAATGCCGTTAGGATGGGAGGAACGTTTTCCAAAGATACATGAACACGTAACCGGGTTTTTGCGTGATTTCCCAGCAAATGAGCATGACGACCCGGAGGACGGTTTGACCGGAATATATGAAAAGGAATTGGCGGACGGCGATACAAGACCATACAGCCAAGCAACAAGGGGCATTAAACGTCGTAACTAGCATTTTATTTCACATATGCAAGGATTTAGCCGAAAATATTATAACTTTGCAATAAGTAATGGGGCAAAGGGTTAGCCCCCGGAGATAATAACAAAAGTTTTAACGTTAAAAAATTAAGATTATGGCTATTTGTAAATGCCCGGCAGCAGCAGCGTTGCCAAACATTCCAAACTTTACGTGTGCCGAGAGTTTCGGACAGATTCAGAAAGTAGCGTTTCAGAGATTGTATAAAAGCACCGGAGAAAAAAATTCATTTACCACGACGGCGGGTATTGGGAAAAAAGCGTCATGGACGCCGTTGTTATCGGCAGATGACGACACAAAGGTTGTTGTTTCCCCGTACATTCAAGCACCAACAGCAGAAGCGGGCGCACCCCGTACATTTGGAGGAGGAAACGAAACGTTGGGCGGTATTGAAGAAATTATTGGACGTGAGCCAACCCCATTTACGGCGGTTATGCGTAAAATGCCGCAATCACTGATTAAAGCATTGAAAGATTTGCAATGTGAAAGCGATTCCCAAAATTTGGGGGTTTATTTGTTTGATGAAAACGGCGCAATTGGTGCATTGCAAGACCCGACAACAGCAACAACGCATTATCCTATTCCAATTCGTTCTTTGTTTATCGGGGATAAAACATTGGGAGGATTTGAGGCACCCGATAGCAACGCAATACAATGGACGTTTTTACCTAATTGGTCGGATGATTTGGCTATTATCGTACCGGAAGATTTTAACCCGCTAACAGACTTAAAAAATGCAGCAGGGTAAACAAACAATAGTGACGTTGGAAAATGAAACATTGAAAACGACACGAGATTTTGAAGTTAGCCACGCCGAAAGACTTTTAAAAATGCCAAATAACGGCGGTTGGCAGTTACCGGAAAATAGTAAATTTGAATTTGACAAAGAAAATGGGCTTAGATATAAGAGAAATAAAAAAGCAGATAACGGAGCCACGGAACAAAGCGGCGATAAGTAGGGCGATTTACCACCAAAACCGCATACGATTTCATGCGGAAAAGGCGTTGACGCCATACATTACGCAACCCGTGACCGATTTTTTGGCTTATGTTTCAAACCTTATACCCGCAGACAAATTCAAAGTGTTCAAAACATTGTTCCGTTACCCCGTAAAGACAAACGAGGTAACGGGCGTTTGTTTTGATAAGTTGAGCCGCATTTTTGACGGTCGTAACCCGGCGTTCAATTATCAGTTTATGAACAGCGAACAAAGGGACGATTGGGAGTATTACAGACAACACGTATTGGAAGAACCCGAAATTTGGAGCACAAAGGGATGGGAATATTTCAAAACCGAAATTAACAGCGTATTAATTGTTGATTTGCCAAAAGAGCAATCCCCCGGCGATAATTACCCGAAACCGTACTTTTATTGGTTGCCAATAGAACACGTTATTTCATACAAGGCAGACAAAACAACGGGCGTTATGCGTTGGATAATATTCCGGCAGGACGACAACCGTATTGCCGTAATTGACGATGAACGATACCGGGTATTTACCGAGGAAAAAGGCAATATTGGCGAATTGCTGATTGATAGCCCGCACGATTTGGGATATTGCCCAGCACGTTTTTTTTGGAACGAACCATTGAGTTTGAGAGAACCGGACGTTAAGGCGTCCCCGTTAACAACCGAGTTGGAAAGTTTAGATTGGTTCCTTTTTTATCATTTATCAAAGAAAAATTTGGATATGTACGGGTCGTACCCGATTTATTCCGGATATGAACAAAGTTGCGATTTTACGAACGGCGAAAACGGCGATTATTGCGACGGCGGGTTTTTGAAAGATAAACAAGGCTATTATAAATTAGACCAAGCGGGTTTATTGATGCGTTGCCCGAAATGCGGAGATAAACGAATTGTCGGGGTTGGTTCATTCATTGAAATTCCGGTACCGGACGGCGACAAACAGCCGGATTTGCGCAACCCGGTTCAGATGTTGACCGTTGACCGTAATAGTTTGGATTATAACGTTAGCGAGGAAGAACGGTTACGTACAAACATAATTACGGCGGTTGTTGGTACCAACGAGGAAATAACAACCCGTGAAGCATTAAATGAACAGCAAATTAAAGCCAATTTTGAAAGCCAAAGCACGGTATTAAACCGAGTAAAAAAAGGCTTTGAGGCGGCGCAAAAGTTCGTTGACGAAACCGTTTGCCGTTTGCGTTATGGAACAATGTTTATTTCGGCAAAAATCAATTATGGCACCGAGTTTTATTTGTCTGATGCAACCCAATTACGAGAACGTTATAAGATGGCGAAAGAAAACGGAGCAAGCGAGGGGGAATTGGATGCGCTACAAAATCAGATTATCGAAACGGAGTACAGACACGACCCAATACAAATGCAACGTATGTTAGTGTTGGCAGAATTGGAGCCGTACCGACATTTGACACGTCCGGAAGTATTAGAATTGTACGAAAAACAGCTAATTACCGAGGATGAATTGCGCATTAAATTGAATTTCGCTAATTTTGTACGTAGGTTTGAACGTGAGAATACAAACGTTTTGGAATTTGGCAGCCAAATACCATTTTCCAAGAAAATTGAAGTAATAACAAATAAATTTTATGATTATGCGAGTGAAAGCAGAAACAGAGGGTAAAACAAAGGACGTCGGATTGTTGGACGTTACCCCGGAAAATTTCATTGTGCCGCAAGGCGAGGAAAGTTTTTACCATTGTCGTATTGAGGTTGTAAAATTCAACCAAGAAACGGGCGAAAGAATTTCACGACCACGTATGCAGGTTTTCGGAAAAAAGTTCTTTGAAACATTCGGATTGCACAATTTGCGAAAAATGGGTTATAAAGTTGACATTATGCACGACCCGAACGTTTGGGAGGCAGCGAACAAAGAAAAGATTGAAGCCAGCAAACGAGCAAAGGCAGAAGCAGCAGCAAAGGCGGCAGCAGAAGCAAAGGCGGCAGAACGTGAACAAATGAAAGCCGAAATTATTGCAGAACTGACAGCCGCCGGAGTTATCCCAGCAGAACCAAAGAAAGCCGGACGAAAACCAAAAGCCGAAAAAACAGCAGAAGCAGAGGAAGCGGCAGGCGATAGCCCGGAAAACAACGAGAATGTTTAACCATTAAAAATTACGAATATGGCACAGATTGCACAGCAAGACAATTTGGTTATTGAAGTAACCACAACCGCCGCAGCATTGGACGGCGACACAAAGAAAAAGTTGATTGAATGTATTGAGGGCGGAACAATTACCGACGTCATTTTGGTAACAAAAGAGGTTGAAAAGAAAATCAGCCATGCACGTGTTGTTAGTTGGTTGGTTGACACAACCGGGGATTCCCCCAAATACACAATTGATATTATTAACGCAAGCAGCGGAAAAGTAGAAGCAATCGCACTTAATTAATTCAAAGGGTAAGAATATTATGTTAACGAGAGAAATTTTAGTTGCAAATGCGGCTTTGTCGGGATTGTCTGACGAACAGATTACAGCGATAACAACATTATCGCAGAATGACGAAAACAGCGTTATTGCCAAGAAAACGGGCGAAATTTACGGGGCTTTGGATGCCGATATTTTGGCGGTTTCCGGTATCGCTAAAAATGGAACCGAAAAAACGTATGATTACGCAAAACGTGTAATGGGGGAAATGAAAACAAAAGCCGATGGCGCAACCGGGCTGCAATCGCAGATTGATTCATTGACCAAGGAAAGAGCCCGTTTAGAAAAGGCAATTGCCGATGGTGCGGCAGATGCGGAAACCGTGAAAGCATTGAAGCAGGCAAAAGCAGATTTGCAGAACGTGACAACGCAGTTTACCGAGTTGACAACCAAGTATGAGGCAGAAAAGGCAAACCACGAAAAAGAATTGTTCGGAGTAAGAATTGACAACGCATTGCAGACAGCCGCCGCCGGGCTTAAATTCAAAGCAGGATTCCCGGAAAGCGTAACAAAGGTTATTTTGACGCAGGCGACCGAAAAAGTAAAAGGCATGAACCCGGAATATATAGACGACGGAAACGGCGGAAAGGTTTTGGCGTTCAAAGATGCAAGCGGCGCAATTATGCGCAATCCAAACAATCAGTTGAACCCATTCACGCCCGCCGAGTTGCTGACAAAAGAATTGGAAACGATGGGAGTATTGGAGCAGCAAAGACAACAGACAGGAGGCGGCACAAATACGCTCGCAGGCGGTGCCAGAGGCGGCGGAATTACATTGGACGTAAGCGGAGCCAAAACGCAATCAGAGGCGTACGAACTTATTACAAAACAATTGATGGCGCAAGGTAAAACGGTAGGTTCCAAAGAGTTTGACGAAGATATGAGAAAGGTTTGGCAGGAAAATAGTATTAACAAATTGCCGGAGAGATAACCGGGTAATGGGTAAACCCGCATTTAATAACAAATTAAAATAAAAAGACCATGAGTTTAATTGCAACAAGATTACAGAATTGGCGAGTAGAAAACCCGGAGTTAGACCGTAATATGACCCGCCCGTGCGAGTATGGCGCATTGGATTTTTTCATTGAACAGACCAACGCCGGAAATTCCATTTTGTCCCCGAAATTGCGTGAACGTGCGTTTGCCTCAATCGGAAATACGGTACAAGTTCCGGTTATCAATTACGATGGCGACGTTACGGTTAGCAACGTTCGTACGTGTGTTATCCCGGACGATGAAAACACGTCCGCACTTTATACCGTGGTTTGGGCGACATATTCCGTCGGCTTTACAATGGTGCCAACGTTGTATATGAACAACGAAATTTCGTATGACCACGATTTCAACCGCAAAATGGAAAAGGTTTGCAGAGCGTTTGCAAATTCGTTAGACCAAGCAGCCGTTGCAGCGTTGGAGGCAGGAAAAGCCCAAGTATTGAAGGACAAGTTGAATTACAAATTCACCGCCAACGTTATTGAGGTTCCAACGCAGATGGCAACCGAAATTATGGGCGATATTAACCCGATTATGCGTGCTAATTGTTATCCGGGTTTGGTTCACGTCGTAGGTAACGCCGGAATTGACAGCCTTATTAAAAAATTGGCACAGCACGGTATTTATAACGACGTAAACAAGCGTATGGAATACGAAAATAAAGTGTTCCATTATACAAACAACGTCGTAAATGAAGCTAGCAAAAACGGCACATTCTTTGCCGTAGAGGATGGTAACGTTGGCGTTTTAACACGTGTTGACCGTGAGGCGTTGAACCGCACCCGTGCGAATTTCCACGAATGGGACGTTGTACGTTTGCCGTACATTGATTTGCCCGTTGGTTCGCACTATTACACAGCAGTTGGCGACCAGTCACAGACAGCAGGCGCAGCGAGTGCCGATATGACGTGCAACGTGAAAGAATATTTTGGATTTAGCGCAGACGTTGCGTTTGTAATTGCTTACAACAGCAACCCAACAACCGTTGCAAATCCGATTATCAAAGCGCAGATTGCAGCACGTGCGGAAAATGTACCTTTGGGTATGCCTGTATATGTAACCAACGCCGGGGAATTTCCCGCCGGAGGTGCGAGCGCATAACGCCGGAGCATAACGAATTATTTAACCGAGGGGACGGGGTGGTTATCCCCGCCCCCTTATTTATTGCAATCTTAATCCCTAATATGGGAAATAAATGGGCGTTTTTATGATAAGAATAAATGAAATATGCGAAGCGTTAAAAAATGTGTGCGGGTGGGAGCAATCATACGACCCGGCAAAGGCGATAGACGACAATTTAACGCAGACGGAAAGTGGGTTGTATTTTCAAGGTGCGCACCCGCTTTTGACGTTGGATAATATGCAGGCAATAATTCCGGACGATTGGGGGCTACAATATCCGGAATGGAATTTGATTTTGCCGTATAAAGCCGGGCAAAAAGTAAAGCATAACAATATATTTTGGATTGCTAAAATAGATAATACCGGGCAGGAACCGACGGCGAGCGATTTTAACGAAGATTACAGCCGGGACGATTACGGAAACCCGTATTGGCGACCATACAACATTTTTTCTGACTTTTTGGAAAGACTGACATTAAACGGAATTGCAACCGTTGTTCAGACTTTTACACAGATTAAGCAGTTGGAAAAGGAAACCCGCAATTTATTGGAAAGAAAAACGTTTTTTGATGGTTCCGGCAGAATCCGGGCTACAATTCAAAATACCCATAAATTAGTAGGATTTGAAATTGTTCCGGTTCGTAGTATGGGGGTAACAACCAAAATTGAGAAAATCGGGCTACAAATGACCGGAGCGACCGGAAAGGTAAGAATGTATTTATTTCATTCGTCGCAGATTGACCCGGTAAAAACATTCGATTTGGATTTTACCGTTACAAATGGTGGCTTTCAATGGTTCCCGTTGACCGATTGTTATTTGCCGTATATAAGCGATGCAAACAACGCCGGGGGTTCATGGTTCCTTTGCTATAATCAAGACGAATTGCCCGCCGGGATGGAAGCAATAAACGTATCTAAGGATTGGAGCCGGGAGCCGTGCGGAACGTGCAACATTGGTGCCGTCGAAACATGGCGAGAAATGACAAAGTATTTGCAAGTAACGCCGTTTATGTATAATGCGCCGGAAACGTTCGCAGAATACCCGGAGTTGTGGGATATTGCATACACGATGTACACACGAACCCAAAATTACGGGCTGAATTGCGAAATTACTATTGGATGCGATTTAACCGATTTTGTTATTTCTCAAAGGGCTATTTTCCAAACCGTGATACAACGGCAAGTTGCCGCAATTGCGTTGCGTACGTTAGCAATGAACCCCAACGTAAGGGTAAACCGCAATCAGTCAAACGCAAGCCGTACAGACATTTTGTATGAGTTGGACGGGAACACGTCCGGCGTTAGACCCGGCGGGTTGGGGTATGATTTAAAAAAGGCGTATGATGCATTGCGGATTGATACGCAGGGATTAGACCGCATTTGTTTAAGTTGTAACAACAGAGGCGTAAAATACAGAACCGTGTAATTATATAATTCAAAGGGAAAATTGTATATAATTTCATGTAAAAATTGTATTTATGAAAAAGATAACCGATTTACGAAAAAGGGTTGCGGATTTCAACGAGGATTTGACGTCCGGGCGGATAATACAAAACATTATATGGGACAATGAGGCATATATAGTTGATTTAAACGCCGAGGAACAATTGTTTGAACAAGGTATTAACCGTTTGGGCGTCGAAATTTCGGATTATGCACCATACAGCCCCGTAACAATCGCAATTAAAGAGGCTAAGGGACAGCCGACAAACCGGGTTACGTTAAGGGATGAGGGTGATTTTGAAAGTAGCTTTTTTTTGGAAGTTGGCGACAAGCAATTTGAAATTAAGGCGTCCGATTTTAAGACAGAGGATTTAATAAAGAAATACGGGCGTCAGATATTAGGATTGACGGACGAAAATATTGCAATACTGATATGGCAATATATATATCCGGATTTAATGGACGAAGCAAAAAAACAAATTTATGGCAAATAAGGTAAAAGCCCCGGTTGTTGACAACCCGGAATTGTTAGACCGGATTATTGGGAACATTCAAAACGGATTGGTTGATAATTTGCCGTGGTTGGATTATGCGTTTGGCAGGGCGGAAAGACTTGTTAAAATGAACGCAAACCAAAAACGCTATTATACGCCAAACGTGTATTCCGGGAAAAACGAATATATGGAAGTTTGCCCCGATGCGGGTATTGGTAATTTCTGTTTCTTTTGGGTTGACGACCCGCAAAATATCAGTTGGGAACCCGGAGTTGATATTGGCATAAAAACGGCGTTTTCGATTATCTTTTGGTTTGATTACAGAAAGATATACAACGATGCAAGCACACGCAACAAAGAGGATTTGAAGCGGCAAATATTGGACGTTTTGAACGGCGGTTTTTTGGTGCGAAATGGAAGTTACAGAATAAACAAAGTGTACGAATTGGCGGAAAACATTTACAGGGGCTTTTCGTTGGATGAAATAGAAAACCAATTTTTAATGCACCCGTTCGGCGGATTCCGGTTTGAGGGCGAATTGAGTATTGGAGAAACATGTAAATTGTAGTATATGGAACATTTTATTTATAACATTATTGTTGTCGCATTAATAGCGGCTTTTGTGCTGACGTTATTACGCAAATGGGGCGTCATTGAATGGGTACAGATTCACGGGAACGATTTCTTTTCAAAGATGTTTAATTGCGATTTCTGTTTGTCGTGGTGGACGTGCGTTCTGATTTGTTTCTTTGCGTTGATATTTACCGGGAACCCCGCATTTTTGGGCGTTCCCTTTTGTAGTACAATGATAACACGTGTTTTATTATGAAGAATGTACAAATAAAAGGAATGAACGTTGAGTTGTATGATAGTATAGACGAATTGCCGATGTTGCGTTTCCACAAGTATAACAAAATGCTTTTGGTTGACGCCGGGGTTGGTTCTGATTTATCGGATTTTGACCGACATATTGAAAAGGTAATACGTTATTTGAACAGCCCAACGCCAAACATGGCAACCGTTGAGTTGGAAAATATGCGCCAAAACATATATTTCATTCAATCCGAGGTTTCCCCCCGGCATTTGGCTTTTGCCGTGTTGGTTAAATCAATAAATGGTAAACCCCGAAATGATTTGTCAGATGATGGATTGCAACAAACAATGAGTCTTTTTAAAGACGTTGCAAATTCAGAGATAACCGCCCATTTGGAAGCGGTTAAAAAAAAAATAGACGATGAATTGCGTTTGTATTTTCCCCGGTTGTTCGATGATGCGACATTGAAAGAGTATTACGATAAATTGAAACAAAGAACGATTGTTGTATTACGCACAATAATAGACGGTCGGGCAACCGAGGCGGACGCAAAAGAGATTGACGACATTACGGCGGAGTTGATAACCTATTTCAACCCGCAGACGTTTACCGGGTCGGAAAGCGTGGAAATTAGGCATGACAGACAATTTGAAAATATGTGTTTGATATTGTCCCAAAATTTGCATGTTGACCCAAAGAAATTTACCGTTTTGGAATATTACAACGCATTTGAGTATATCAAGGAACAAGCCAAAAAAGCAAACAAGCAAAAAAGGTAAAATAAGGCGATTTCCGGCGTTTTTATTTTTAGGCGATAAATTACACGTTTGAGAAAAGAAAATGCAACAGACGGGGAATTTCCCGTAAATAACTTAACAATCGGCGTATGGCAGATAATAACAACCCAATCAAATATTCGGATTTAATAAGCCCGGATAATTCGATTACAGATTTGATAAAACAATTGGATGAACTTTCGGACACCTATACAAATGCACTGAAAAATATCAAAGCCGAGGCAATTCAATTGGCGGATATTCTGAAAAAGGTTTCCGGCGCAACGGAGGACGGGCGAAAGACAACAAAAAAAGCCGCAGACGATGCCGAACGTTTGGCACGTGCGCAACGTGATTTGGCGTTTGCAGAAAGCGAGAACGCCAAAAAGTTAGCCGAGTTAAAATTGGCACAGCAGGAAGCGAACCAAATTAATAAACTGATTGTGAAAATAAATCAATCCGCCGAGGGTAGTTATAACCGTTTATCGGCGCAATATTCATTGAATAAGATTTATTTAAACAACATGACTAAAGCCGAACGGGAAAACACCGAGGAGGGGCGAAAATTGGTTGCACAAACCAAAGAAATATACGAAGAAATGAAACGTTTGCAGGAAGCAACCGGGAAATTTCAATTGAACGTCGGAAATTATACGGAGGCGTCCGACGCAATTATTGCGTATGGCGACAAATTAAAAGAAACGTTAGGTTTAAATAGCGCATTTGGCGAAAGTCTTTTGGCGTTAGGACGTGGCGGGGCTGAAAGTAAAGCCGTTTTTACAGCTATTGGCGACGGGGCAAAAGCATTGGGAAAAACTTTGTTGGGATTACTTTCAAACCCGGTTTTTTTGGCGATTGCCGGAATTGCGGCGGCGGGTGCGGCGTTTAAATGGTGGTACGATTATAACGCCGGGTTAGTTGAGGCAACGAGATTGACGCAACAATTTACCGGGAAAAGTGGCGATGATTTGAAAGCGTTTAGAAATGAGGTGCAAGCCGTCGCCGATTCGTTCAACGCAGATTTCCGGGAAACATTGATTGCAACAAACGCATTATCAAAACAATTTGGTATTTCTGCAAATGAGGCATTGCAATTGGTTAAGGATGGGTTTTTAGCCGGAGGCGATGCGAACGGGGAATTTTTAGACACGTTGAAAGAATACCCGGCATATTTCAAAGAGGCGGGAATATCAGCAGACCAATTTGTTGCAATTGTTACCCAAACAAACAAAATGGGTATCTTTTCAGACAAAGGCGTTGACGCAATTAAAGAGGCAAATTTGCGTTTACGTGAAATGACAACAGCGACGGCGGCGGCGTTGGATGGTATCGGCATTTCGTCGGAACAAGTTCAAAAAGATTTGCAGACCGGAACCAAAACAACGTTCGATGTTATACAAGACGTTTCCGCAAAATTGGCAGAATTGCCGGATAATGCGGCAACGGTCGGGGCTGCAATTGCAGATATATTCGGGGGGCCCGGAGAGGACGCCGGATTGCAGTATTTGCGCACGTTGAAAGATATTTCAACAAACATGGATGAAGTAAAAGGGAAAGCCGGAGTTTTGGCGCAATTGCAGGAGGAACAATTGAAAAGCCAAATTGAGTTGCAAAACGCATTATCCGGGTTGTTTGACGCAACCGGAGGAAATTTTGAAACGTTGACAACGCAGGCAAAAGTTTTTGTTAACCAAGGATTGACGGCGATAATAAAAGGGGTTATTGATGTTGTCAATTACTTGATTGAGTTATACAATGAAAGTGTTTTGATACGTGCAATTTGGAATGGGATTGTTGCCGGATTCAAAACAACATTTGATACGTTGGGAAATTTGTTTGGATTCTTTATTGATATAGTCAAAGCAACCGGAACCGCATTAAAGGGGGCGTTTACGTTAGATTTTGACGACGTAAAAAAAGGATTGGCAGATTATGCAGCAGCGTACGGAAATTTGGTTAAAGCCCAAGTTAAAGACATAACAGAAAATTTCCAAGAGGGTTTGGAGGGTATGCAAAAGAAAATAAAACCGTTAACAATCCCGGTTTCTGTTGGAGATACCCCGACGCCACAAACAGACAATAAGCCCGTAACGACACAGAACCCAACCGTAACGCCAAGGGGTAAAAGCGATGCGGAAAAGGCAGCAGAAAAACAAGCAAAGCAAATTGAAGCGGCTTATAAAAAGAATTTGGAGGCAACCCGGAAATTGCAGAATGCACAATTGCAGTTGGAAACCGACGAATGGGCAAAGCGTAGGCAGCAAACGCAATATCAGTATTCCCGACAGATTGAGGATTTGCAACACCAATTACAGACCGAAAAGGATTTGAACGAAACCGGACGGCAGGCGATAAACGCAACAATTACGGCGTTAGAACAGCAGCAGACAGAGGCGTTGTTGAAAATAGAGCAAGAACGGCAGTTGCAAGAATTGGCATTGCAGAAAGAAAGCATTGAATTACGTTTGCAAGCGGTTAAGCAGGGAAGCGAGCAGGAACGACAATTGCGTATGCAGTTGTTAGAGAATGAAAGACAAACCGCATTATTACAGAACCAACAGAAACCGACCGGGCAACAGCAGGACGCCGGGGCGATTAATGCAAGTTTTGACGCAAAGGAAGCCGGAATTGCGGACGAATATTTGCAAGCGCAATTACAGATATTCGACCAACAACAAGCGTTGGCACAATCGGAGTTTGATTTGTTGAGAAATTCAGAAGCCCGGAAAACTCAATTTCGTTTGCAAGCAGAAAAGGAACGTTTGCAAAAGGTTTTAGAATTAAATCAGCAAGCCGCCAATAAATTGTCTGATGTTGAGGTACAAACAATTCAAAACACTATTAAAAAAATAGACCAAGAAATTGAGCAATCCAAAGGGGAGGAACGAGAAACAGACATTTACGGTTTGTTTGGGCTTAATTTGGACGACGACCAAAAAGAGGCAATTAATACGTCTATGCAATACGCATTGGATGCGTTAAATACATTCACGGCGGCACGTGTTGCCGCAGCAGATGCAGCCGTTGAGCAAGCGGATAAAGAGGTTTCCGCCGCACAATCGGCGTTGGATGCAGAATTGGAAGCAAGGGCAAACGGGTACGCCAATAATGTTGTACAAGCGCAAAAGGAGTTGGATTTAGCAAAGAAAAACCAAGAAAAAGCGTTGAAAGAACAACAGAAAGCGCAAAAACAGCAGGCAGCAATACAAACATTGCAGCAAATCGGAAACATGGTAACAGCAACGGCGTTGATTTGGTCGCAATTAGGTTTCCCGTTTGCAATACCTGCAATTGCCGTAATGTGGGCGAGTTTTGCAGCGTCTAAAATCAAGGCGGCGCAATTGGCAAAACAGACCGGAGGAACCGGAGGAACGGAAACATACGGCGACGGTACCGTTGAACTTTTGGAGGGCGGTTCGCACCAAAGCGGAAATGATATTGATTTAGGAACGAAACCGGACGGAACCCGCCGACGTGCCGAGGGAGGCGAATTTTTCGCCGTGATAAATAAACGAAGTTCACGCCGTTTCAGAAAGATAATACCGGACGTTATCAATTCGCTAAACAATGGTACATTTGCACACAAGTATTTAAAATCCTATTCAGACGGAGACGGTTTGACGTTAAACGTTACCGGACAAAGCCCGGATTTACGCAATTTGTCGGATGATGTAAGGGAAATTAAGGAACAGAACCGACGACGGGTTTACGTGGATGGCGACGGAAATACGATTGAAAGTTACAAGAATTTGAAACGTAAAATAAAAAGACTATGACACCAAAATATAGATTCTTTTTGCAGATAGGGGAGGACGGAACCAAACAAACCGTCCGCCCCAATTATAAGGATGATTTAACGTTGGATTATGAGTTGGAAACAAATCAAAGGTTTTACCGGGCTAAATTGTCCGGTAAAATAAACTTTGTCCGTGCTGATTACGATATTATCAATGACGCCCCGTTTGATTCTGAATTTTTCCTATATATCGAAAAAAGCGATGATTGGGGACAAACATACAATCAATACTATAAAGCAAAGTTTATGAAAACGGATTGTACGTTTAATGATGATGATAAATTGGTTACGGTACAGCCGGAAACAATAGACCAATACAACGACGTTTTGGCAGGATTGGAAAAGGAATACAATTTAATTGAGTTGGCCCCACAAATCGAATTTCTTACAATAAGAAAACGCCCATTGATACAAATATACGTTCCCGGAGATAGTATTGTTTCGTGCTTTTTGGGCGGCACGAATTGGGAACAAGACGCAAACGCCACGACTGACCAAAACGCATTAATACAAACCTATCATTTTGCACTATGTAATATTTTGAAAGAAATACAAATTACGTCGCACGGTTCCCCGGCGGTAATATCCGGGCTTTATGTTGGGCGGATGTCGACGGGTGTAAGTCCTGATGAATTTATGGGAGATTTATACCCGGAATTAAATGTAAATTATTATATCCATATTGCACAAAAACTAGTTGCGGGTGGGCTACCTATTGGGCTAGCAGGTGTTGAGATACGCCGCCGTTCTGATGATGTGGCAATGTTCCGGTTTACAAAGATAACGCAAGAACCTTTTGATACGTTGGAATTTGATTTAACCGCCGTTGAGGGTTCCGGAGCAACGGGTACGATGCACGCCGATATGAAAAGTTATAATATATACGCCCGATATTTGGTTGATGTTGATAAAATAGACGATTTAGATACATACCCGTTGCCGTCCGATGATATTGTAGATAATAATAGAAATTACCGCCGGGCAATTGGTTACGCAATCGACGTGGCATTTATATCTAAAAATTTTTCAGATACGCCGACCGAGTGGGGATTAGCCGACAGTGGAAAGTATTTTGAGCCGCCTTATTCCATATATGGACAAACGTTTTATCCAATCGCCCGGTCAACGTGGCGTTATGCGTCGTTATGGTTTGGGTTTTATCTGATGGATTGGATATTAGAGGAAAAAGCCCGAAAAGCATATACTTTGCGTGATGCGTTTACATTGTCGTCATGTATCAATGTGCTATTAAAAGAATTTGCGCCCGGAATAACGCATGAAGCGACGCCGGAATACAGCCAATTTCTTTATAACACAAACAATCCTATTTCCGGGAAGTCATTTAAGTTGCTAATAAGTCAGAAAAGTAATATCATTAATGGCGAATATAAAACCCCGGCGCAAAAAGCCCCGATTACATTACAACAGATTATGACGATGTTACGGGATATTTACAAATGTTATTGGTATATTGAGGACGGAAAATTTAAAATTGAACAGGTAAGTTGGTTTAGAAATGGCGGTTCGTATGGATATAACCCGATTATTGATTATGATTTAACACAATTAGAAAACGTTAGGAACGGCAAAAAATTAGCTTTTGCAACGTCTGAATATTCATTTGACAAAGTAGAAATGCCGGAACGTTATCAATTTGAGTGGATGGATGATGTAACAACACCATTTGAGGGTTTACCAATAGAAATTACGTCCAAATATGTAACAGCCGGAAAGATAGAAGAAATAAATATTTCCAATTTTACGTCTGATATTGATTTGATGTTGTTAAACCCCGGTGCAATTAGTTCGGATGGATTCGCATTGTTTGCGGCGGTTACACCGTCCGGCGGAGGACAATTGGAATTGCCGTTTACAAGACAAACCGTTGATAATGTAGAATACTATTTGCAAAACGGTTATTTAGCGTTTATCAATATACAACCGACATATTGGGTTTATGATATGCCCGCACGGAATTTCAAAATAAATAATTCCCCATATTATGCTATGGGAGGATTGGAACGTAAAAAGAAACAAACATTGAATTTCCCGGCAGGAACCACAGACCCAAACCCGATGCTGTTAGTTAAAACATATATCGGTAACGGTCAAGTTGATAAACTTTCAGTAAATTTGTGTAGTCGAAACATTAAAGCAACGTTGAAATATGATACAGAATAACAATATAAGCGTTTTACCGTGGTACACGTCAATAAATGAACAGAACCACCGTAAAAGTTACGCATACGGGCAAATATACCCATTGTTCGCACCGGCTGATAGATTATTGCCGTTTCAGATAATAAGAAATACCCGTTCAAATTCTGTTACGTCTGTTATTCTATATGATAAAACCGGAAAACAAATTGCAAATATAACAACATACATGAGGGAAACCGGATTGCGAGTTGTCCGGTTTCAGTCGTTGGGATATGATGTAATATTATACCCGGCAATATTACCCATGCCGTTAAATCAGTTTGACGGAATTTATTATTTGCGGTTATCTGATGGCGTACAAACGTGGTATTCAGAAATGTTTACCGTCGTACAAGATGTTTCCGGTTACTTAAAAATACAATGGTGGGATATTGAAAATTTGGTATTTGACGCCGGGCAAATAGTATATAAAAACCCGGATTTCAAAAATACGTTGTACCTTTGTACCGAGTTGGGAAAACCGGATTATGAATTTGAAGAAGATGGCGAAGAACGTGACGGGTATTTTTTCCCGGAAAAACAAATATCAGTCAAAACGTTTAAATGTACAATATTGGCACCGGAGTTCCTTTGCGACGTTATGCGTTTTATCCGTATGGCTGATTACATTCATATAACGGATAAATACGGTAGGGAATACGATTGCGACACGTTTCTTATTACCCCAAAATGGCAAACGCAGGGAGATTTGACAAGCGTGGAAATTGAGTTTAAAACAAACACCGTCGTCAAGAAAATAGGACGTGGCTATATAATAGAAAACAAAGGAGATTTTAACGGCGATTTCAATAATGATTTCAACAACAATTAAATTAATTAGATTATGGGAAATTACGAAGAATTAAAACAAGCGATTTCCAGCGTTATAAAAACGAATGGAAACCAAGAAATTACCGGACAGATAATGCAAAACGTATTATTGACTATAATTTCAACAATAGGAGATAATGCAACCTTTGCAGGAATAGCAAAACCGAATACAAACCCGGGGACACCCGACCAAAATGTTTTTTGGATTGCAACTGAAAATGGAGAATATGTAAACTTTGATGCGAAGGTAATATATAATGAACCGTCTTTATTTGTAAATGAAAATGGTTCATGGGTAAAAAAAAGTTTGGGAATACCCAATAATATGGTTAACTATATATCGGGAAGCGAAAAATTTTTTACAGATAGTAGGTTTGTCAATGCGGCTATAAATAAAGCTATTATTCAAAGCGATATATCAACAATAAAGGTAAATTATGGAACGAAAAATGATGTTTTATTTACAATAAATGGTACAAAAAGCTTTTATTATAAAGATAATATTCCGAACCATTTTACCGTATCAATAAATGGAGGTTTAAATAGTTTGATATTTATAAATAAAGACTTTGTTAATAATATAATATCAAACAATCAAGGTAAAGTTAATATAGAAGAAGAAGGAAATGTTTTACCAAATTTAGATAATGGAGAATTGTTTGTTTTTGAAGAAACAAATAGTATGGTTTCCTCAAATAAGGCTATAAACAACATAATTAAAAAAATGTATGTATCAGATAATAGCGTTAATAATATAGAGGTAATGTTAGGCACGAAAAACGATATAAATTTCTTGTTAAAGAGTGATAACACACTAAAAAAAGAATTTTATATTTCTAAATTCAATGATGTTGATAATATTGTTGCTAATTCTTATAATGATGAATTTTTTATAATAGAATTAGATAAAGAATATATAAATTATTTGTATGATGGTATAATAATGAGGTTTTACGGAACATTAAACGAAAATGTATATAATGATAAACAATTTGAAGAAACACTTTTATATTATTGGGGAGGTGATTTTTCTATTGATTCCGGAGTTGGAGGAGATATATACGCAAATGAAAACTATTTTCATGCAAATGTTCTTATAGAAGATATTACATTCAATTTAAAAGAAGATGGATTGATTGATATTTATCTAATAAACAAAGATAGAAGTAATGCAAAACTTTTTTTTTCAATAGACGGTAAAAAAGGAATAGGTAAATATGAAGTTGGAAAGATTATACCTAAAAATTGCACATTAGGTTTTTTAGGTAATATATTGACAGCCTCTCCTAATAAATACAGGTATAAACTTGTAACGTATAGAAAGGACTTAACATTTAAAGACGTTGCATCTGCGAATTATGTTTCAATTAATGTTGAAATGAGTTATAGATATATTATTAAAGATGAAAATAAAGATTTATTTAGTGATGTAACATTTTCAGTTCTTTCTGATAGTATAGGTACATTTGGAGAAGAATATTCCTATTCAAATCCATATTATCCAAGATTTGATATAAATAACTTTTATCAAACATGGTGGGGTAGGCTAATATCTGACGGAATGAAAATATTAAAAAATCAATCTGTATCTCAATCTACGGTCACAAATGTATCACAAGAAGAATATAAATATAGATGGATTGGATATTCGGAAAGAATAGAAAATTTAGGTGATTTGGAAGGAAATAAACCGGACATAATATTTGTTCCAATAGGAGTTAACGATATGTTTGGAACTACATTAGGAGAATTTGATTATTCAAAAAAAATTGAGCAAATGGATGAATTAGATACATATCAATTCAAACAAGCGTATCAGTATATTGTTTATAAATTGCTAACATTATATCCTAATAGTAAAATATTTCTTTGCACACCATTTAAACCGGGTAATACAACATGGGGATTCCCGGAATATAATTCAGGTAAAAATCTATATTTTAAAGAATTGTTAAATGCTATAAGAGAGCTTTCTGATTCATTAGGGGTTGGATTAATTGATTTTTATAAGGAAACAAAAATCAATTATATAACTATGAAAGATTTAACATATAAAGACCCGATACACCCCGGAAGAATTGGACATTATTTGTATTATAAGATAGCAAAAAATAATTTAATAAACTATTTGCGAGGATAATATGGAAAGAATTATGAATTGGGAACAATGGCGTATTATAGCCGTTTCAACGGTTAGCCCGTTATTTGGTTATTTAACTCCGACAAAGGGTTTTGTTTATGCGTTGGTAGTAATGTTTGCGTTCAATATTTGGGCAGGAATGAGGGCGGACGGTGTGGCGATTGTGCGATGCAAAAACTTTTCGTTCCGAAAGTTTAAAAACGCATTGTGCGAATTGCTTTTGTATCTGTTTATTGTAGAGGCGATTTTTGTAATAATGAAAAATTGCGGCGATGAAAATGCGGCGGTTATCGTGGTAAAATCACTAACATACGTGTTTATGTATGTGTATTTGCAAAATGCGTTCCGCAATCTGATTATTGCGTACCCCCGGAATTTGGCATTACGTATTATTTACCATGTTATCCGTTTGGAGTTTACAAGGTCTTTGCCGTCGCATTTGCAACCGATAATTGACAGATTGGAAAAAGAATTTGTGGACGACCCCGACAAAAACAATAAAAAGAAAGGAGAAAACGAAAATGAGTAAATAAATAATTCTATTTGCAACGGGGATAGGCGGAGTAATTAACCGACCGAAAGGGCAAGCCAACAGCCCGTCCCCATTTACAATAAAAATTTTAAATGGAGTTATGAAACAGAAAGTAATTATTCTTGATGGAGGCCACGGCGTGGATTGCGCCGGGAAACGTTCCCCCATTTGGGGCGACGGTTCCCAATTGTTAGAATGGGAGTTTAACCGTGATATTGTACGCCGTATTGCGGCGATGTTGAAAGCGGAGGGAATAAAGTTTGAAATTTTGGTACCGGAGGACAACGACGTATCATTACCGGAACGTTGCCGCCGTGCTAACGTGATATATGACGATTGCGGGCAGAACGCCGTATTGTTCAGCATACACGGGAACGCCGGAGGCGGCACCGGGTGGGAATGTTATACAAGCGTAGGACAAACGAAAGCGGATGCAATCGCAACCGTTCTTTGTAAGGAGGCGGAAAAAGAGTTTGCCCCAGACGGTTGGAAAATGCGTTTTGATTATGTGGACGGCGACCCGGACAAAGAAAGCCAATTTTATATTCTGAAACATACTGTTTGCCCGGCGGTATTATCTGAAAATTTCTTTTTTGATAATGAAAAGGATTGCCGTTTTATGATGAGCGACGACGGAAAAGAAAGGATTGCAAAGGTACATTTTGAAGCAATAAAGAAAATTGTATGAAAAAGTATTTGATTTGGGCGGCAATTGCGATGGTAGTTGCCGCCGTTGCAACAATATGGGTGCAACGAACGAAAATTGAAAAATTGACGGACGAACGGAACAGATACCGGGGAAATACAGAAACATTGTTGCAGGACGTCGAAACGTACAAAACAAAGGATAGTTTGAACGCCGCCAAAGTTGGGGTTTTGGAGCTGAAATTGTCAGAGTTTGAAAAATACCGGGCGAGCGATGCGGAGTTGATAAAGACGTTGCAGACAAAGAACCGGGAGTTGGAAGCCGTTACAACGACACAAATGGAAACAATAACCAAATTGCGGGGAACCGTCCGGGACAGCATTGTATATTTGCCCGGAGATACGGTTACGATCGTTGTACGTTGTATTGAGTATTCCGACAAATGGGTTGACTTTGACGGATGTATTATAAATAATACGTTTTCGGGCAAAATTATAACACGGGATAGCCTTTTAATAACGGAAACTGTACAATATAAACGGTTTTTGGGGTTCCTTTGGAAAACCAAGAAAATAAAGAACCGGGAAATTGATGTTATCAGCAGGAACCCGCATACAAAAATAATGGGGGTTGAATATATAGAGATTGAAAAATGAGTATTTTTGTATCAAATACTTTTTCATTCCATTTATAAGATTGTTTTTAAGGATTAGCCGGGTTTTCCCCGGCTTTTTTAGTTTTGCCCATTTTTAGCCCCGTAGCGGGCTTTTCTTTCCCGGATGGATAAATTACACATTTCGCCCGAAAAAGTGGCTTAAATCGAAAATTCGACCAAAATAACTATCTTTTGAACCAAAAACAGAATTTTTTGCCATTTTCCGATAAAATAAAAAGAAATTCTTTTGGTAATTAAAATAAAGGTTGTATATTTGCATTGTCAAACAACAACGACGGGGCGTTTACCCCGAACAATTAAAAGAAAATCAAAATGGCAACAACAATTTACAACGGTTTATTATACACAACAAAAGAAATTAATCGCAATTTCCGCATTAAAATCAACGGTATTGTTGACGGTAAAAAGGTTAACAAGTTGGTCGGCGTAAAAGGATTGATTGAATTGATTGGCGTTGAAATGGCTAATAAGATGTTGTGCCATGCATTTAATGGCACCGATGATAAAACCTTTTGCAAATTGCGCAGAGGAATAAAGATAAGTTTCTATGTTAAATAATATCCGACCGGGCGGGTTCCCGGAACCAAATACAAATTCGTATGAGTTCAGAAAAAAGAAACAAGTTAAGCGAGATTTTCAAATTGGCGTGGCAGTTCGTAAAACGCAATGGTTATAAACTTTCAGAGGCTTTAAAATGTGCATGGTTGAACATTAAGTTGAAAGCCGAAATGAAAAAACGAATTGTAAAATTCTACTTTCAGAAAATAGACGGTTCATTGCGTGAGGCATACGGAACAATGAACCCGGACATAATCCCGGCACCAACCGGAACCCGTAAACCAGCCGACACGGTTCAAACCTATTTCGACACCGAAAAGCAGGAATATAGATGTTTCAAAAAAGCTAATTTAATTCGTATTGCATAATCAACGCCGGGGATTTCCCCGGCAAAAAAACAAATGATATGAAAACAATAAACAACGTTGATGATTTAAGCGACGATTTGTGTTTATATTGTCCTTTGGATGATGGCGAAAAAGGAACCCACGGCGTCCCAAATGGATATATAAGTTGTGAGGGGCGTTGTTGCCAAGAAGCGTATGAAATGTATATTGAGGAATGGACGGAATAACAAATTGTATGGAAAGTATAATAATAAAAGAAATTGAAATGATGTTGGAATTACCTATACACGAAAGACAAAAAGCGTATTTTGTAGACTTGTTTAATGCTGCAAAGCCCGTTAAAATTGTTCCGGCGGCTGATGTATTGGAGGATTACGAATTGGAATATATACAGCATGTAATTAAGCCGCAGCCTAAACAATGTTATCGAAATTCCCATTTACTTTGCGAGGCGTTCCCGGAACGGATTCTTTATTGTGAGGGAAAAACAAACGTCCCAATACCGATTGACCATGCGTTTAACAAGGTCGGCGACGCATATATTGACATAACATTTGAATTTGCGTTGCATGAAAACCCGTCAATATATGAGTACGTAACATTTGGCGAGTACGACGCAAAGACCATACGAAAAGCAGTATTGGAAACCGGATATTACGGCGAAATTTACAAATGGTTGTATTATCAGAGTAAGAAATAAAAAGACCCCCGGCGTCATAAATCAATATGCACCGGGGGAATTTTACGCAGTAACCGAGAGCGATATTTGGTTGATGCGGTACCACAAAAATATATTGTTTGCCGTAAATTGCAAAACAACCCGCAAAAATAAATTTGAAATAAAAGTATTTATCTTTGGTAGTAAAAAAAATATTTGTACCTTTGCATTGAAGTTAAGCCCACGCACGGGGATAGTGCGAAATAATATGAATATCAGAAAAGACAAAGAATTGAACATTTTGGCGAAAGCAGCCGGAAAGAAAGCAACAGAAGTTGAAACAATCATTGTAAATCAATTAATCCAAAAGGAAATGATACAAGACGACCCGGAATTTTGGGGATGCACTTTGTTTGATAGTATCGAACGTGACGTTCCGGTTTCTGATGTTGTCGGCATTATCAAAGCAACCGGAATTTCGGTTGTACGTTCCGAACATTTGGACGCATTTCTGAATTTGGTATTGGTCGGAAAAGGAAATTGCCCGGTATGTGGCGGAGAAATGGAAGTTACCGACGCCGATTATAAATGTTGCGGCGGCGATGGGTATTTAACCCCGTATGAATACGAACCGATATTTGAGGAAAAAACCTGCAAACATTGCGGGCATGTAGAGTAATAACCATAAAAATAAAACAATATGAAATTGAGAGTAAATGAAGCAATCGCCCGTTCCGAGGCGAACGGAAAAAAGGTATTGAAAAAGGATATTGCAGCCCGTTTATTTGAGGGCGCAAGCGAAAGCGCACAGCAGGTAAATATGACAAATCTTTGCAACGGGACAACCAAAAGGATTGTGCCGGAATGGGTAGTAATAATTTGCGAAATGTGCGGTTGTTCCGCCGATTATCTGTTTGGTATGGAGGATTAAAACCATGAAAAAGAAGTTTATCGAAAAAATGGAAAAGATGGTTGATGTTTTCTTTTCCGATGCGTGGCAATCAAAGGTTTTTGCAATGATATTTAGCATTTTCGGAGTAATATGTTTTATTGCCGGATTTTGGAATTATATCCATTTTTTGTTTTCTGCAATGTGTGGATTAATGGTTTATGTATTGTTTAACGAATTAAAGAGCAAATAACATGAGAGCGAAAAAGAAACAGCCGGAAAACCCGGAAAAAAGTATTGCAAACACAATGGGTAACGCAGTAAATGCGGTTAAGAAGTTGGCGGAAGCAATGGGACAATTGCCCGCCGATAAATTCCCGGAAATAAACGATGAACAACAGATTGTCCCCGGATTGGATGCCGTCGAAATAGAACAGCCCGCCGGGGCTTTTGAAATTGTGCCGGGCATGACGGTTGAGGAAATGACAGCAATGTTTTTTGATGGTGCGTTGATTGAACCGCCGTATAAAGTATGGCAGCTAAACAGCAAAGGACACCGATATTATTACAAGTTTAACGACAACGGAACCCCGGAATTTTATCCGTCAGTTACAACAATTTTGTCCCAAACAATGCCACAATCGCCGTTTCTGATAAAATGGATTGCCGACAAAGGTATTGACGAGGCGGAACGATACAAAGCAGAACGGGCGGCGTATGGTACATTTATGCACGCCCAATTTGAGGAACTTATAATTAACCGGGTTTATGATTTGGACGGATTGAAAGCCAAATTGAAAGATTATATTGATAACAACAAATTGCCCGCCGATTTCATTTATTACGCTGATGATTTCAAAAAGGATATATTAGCATTTGCGCAATTTGTTTTGGATTATGACGTTAAACCGTTAGCCGTGGAAATTGCGTTGGTACACCCCGTTCATAATTACGCCGGAATGATTGATTTACCGTGTACGATGTTATCAAAGCCCGGTTCAAAAGAATACATAAACGCAATTGTGGATTTCAAAAGCGGGCGCAAAGGATTTTACGAAGAAGCGGAAATTCAGTTACATTTATATGCGATGATGTGGAACGAAAATTTCCCGGATATTCCGATTGACCGTGTTTTCAATTTCAGCCCGAAAGATTGGCGAAAGAAACCGACGTACAATTTGAAAGACCAAACAGACAGCCCGAACGCAAAGAAAATCCCGTATCTTTTGGAGTTGGCAGCAATTGAGGACGAAAAACGGGATAATACATTTACGGCGGTTTCCGGGGAAATATCATTGGATAACGAACCGGATTTGACAAACAATATTGTTTCGCTGACGTTGGCGGAACTTGTTAAAAGCAAAGCCCCGGCGGAAAAGAAAAAGCCGGAACCGGAAAAAGCCGTTACCGTTGAGGATTTGAAGAAAGGCCCGGAACCCGAACCACAGCCGGAACCCGAACCACAACCGGAACCGGAGGAAAAGAAAACCAAGACCGTAAAGAGAACCACACGAAAAACGGCAAAAACGGCGGGAAACAAGCCCGTCAAGGAAAAGAAAACCGCAAAACGTACAATTACACCAAAAAAAGAAAAAGTGGCTAAAATCGAAGGAAAACAGCCTAAAAAGCCGGAACCCGTGACAAAGAAAGATTTGTTGAATACTGAAATTGATATTTGATTATGAAAGGAGGCTCAAAATGAAAGGTAGAATAATGCGTAATGAACCAATAAATAGAATATCATTACCTATAATTGGGAAAATAAAAGTTGGCATAAAAGATGAAAAGGGATTGCCTAAAAGTATAGATTATTTTGTAAGCACCGGAAAATATGCAGGGCTATTTAATCAAGCATACGGGGATAAACCGCAAACAATACAAATAGTATTTGTTTATGATGAACCGGAAAAGTCATGCAGGGAAGAATATCAATATAGGGATGATGCGGGTAAATTGGTTGCATACGGCGACGGGGAAACGTTTTTTGTATGGAACGGGAAACAATATGCACAATACAGTACAAAAGATTATCCCGATTTAATGGCAGGCGTTGCGCAAAAACACCCAAACCGGGCTGTTAAGAATGGCGGCGACGGTTGGATTGTTACGTTGACCGTAACGTTTATTATTCCTTTGGTTCGTGGGGTTGCCGGGGTTTGGCAGTTCGTAACAAAGGGTACGGCGTCAACAATTCCAAATATCCGAGACACGTTCGACGCCATGTTGCAGGAACGGGGATTTGTTAAGGGTATAGTTTGGGATATGAACGTACAATTTGCCGTCTCTCAAAAGCCCGGCGACCGTTCCCGTTATCCGGTCGTTTCCATTGTTCCGAACGAAAGCGAGGGGAATTTGCGTAAAGTAACTGAAGCATTTAAGCCAATAAAATTGATAGAAGAATGAAGAAAATTATTTTGTTTTTAGTGATATCAGTAATGTGTGTAAGCGTGTATGCCCAAACTGTAGTAGAGGTTGAAACGTTGAAAGTAACAGACCTTGGGAACCAAAAATTGTGCGCTGCAAAGGTGAATGGGTGTATAGACCATTATTACATTATGCTTAAAACTAGTAATATATATCAAAAGTATATTACTGTTTACCTTGGGGATAAGGAGGAAGCTATAAGGTTACTCCGGTTTTTGTATGACTTAAATTCTAAGGGTGGAACCTATATACATCTGGAAAATAGGACTAACAACGTAGTTTCATGGAATAGATTAGGCTATTATACAGTATTCTCTGAGGGGAGGGTATTAAAAGGACATATAAGAAAGCAAAATATTAAGGGCTTTATCGCAGAATTAAACCAATAATGTTTGATAATTCAAATAAAACATCTATTTTTGCAGCATAAACAAACGACTACCACCGTTTATACGATATTGCTAATTAGCTTGAAACCCTTGGTTTGGTGTGTGGTAGCCCAAACCTCGGGTTTTTTTTTATAACCTATGACATACAATATTTTGATTGACCAAAGATTCGCCGTTGCAAATGAACTGACTATTGTTCAAACAACAACGCTTGCAGCGTGTATGACATTGCCAACGTGGACTAATACAATTACGGTTGATGGCATTGTTTGGTATCAATATTCAGAAACAAAAATGGTAGATGATTTTCCGTTGCTTTTTTCAATCCCTAAAAGAGTTTACAAAAACATTAAAGAACTTGCAGACAGAGGATTTATTGAGTTGAGTTCTTTTGGGAAAACAAAGTATCTAAGATTTACAGAAAAATGTAAAACATGGAACAGAAGCGAAACGGACTTTAATCAGTCCGAAAACGGACTACAAGACTATAATATTAATATACAGCAGTCCGAAAACGGACTAAACAACAGTCCGAAAACGGACTTTAATCAGTCCGAAAAC